AAACTCAATATTGAGTATGACCTTCGTACCTCACGACGTATCGTGATGGTCATATCGGCCCGGTCATAGTAGCGGTCGTTTATTAACTCAGGGGCATGGATGATGTCGGTATCGCCGACCATTGCCATCCCATGAAGCTGTAGGGCTTCATGATTCTGCTCAATTCGGAACGCATCACGAACACGGCCCGCAATATCGAGACAGTCCGGCCCATACAATACAAGAAGGAAGTCGCACTCTTCGTGCGTCCTCTGCTGAGACCGTGTGCCATCAATATCGGTCATCAGGTATGAGGAGTATTCTCCACGCCGACCTGTCTGACCAAATGCCATCCAGTTCACTTCAATTCCAGGTATTGGCGGTGGATTCGTCTGCCATGACGGGCGTACATACTCCGGAGGCAGCCCTGACACCCCGACCAAAACGCCCCCGATGAATCGACGGAATGATACCCCCTCCATCGGCCCCTCTGTCTGAGTGAGGTACCCGCCAGTGGCTGAGGTATTAGGCATGGGCGTCCTCCATTCGGCATATTGCCTTGGTGAAACCACGACCAAAATTGCTGAAATTCTCATCGATTCCAGCGACCTGGTACCGCTTTCCGCCCCACACCAATACATCAGCATACCCATTTTTTCTTTCAGGCATCAGCTCGCCACGGTAATACACCGTGATCACGTCCTGAAGCCTCGCTCCTTCGGGTAGCCGCTGTAGGTCTTCAGTACCTACGGACTGAACAGACGCCCGAATGCAGCACGATGACTCCGTCATCACATGCTCGCCGTACTCGTTTACCGTTGATGCCCTACGGATGAGTGTCAGCGAATCCACAAAGTCAGGATCGGCAAGAATATCTGATACGTCAATTCGTGCCATCACGCATCACTTCGTACAACGTACGTGATCGAGTTCAAGAGTTGCCCCGTACGAATTAGGGCCTTTGTCCCCTTTGCCCCCATTCGGGCACGCTGTGCGAGTGTGGCAGGACTTAGGGGGGCGAATCCATCTTGTGATACGATTTGATTCTTCACCGATGCCTGTGCAATGAGGCCAGCCGAATTAAGGCCTTGATCGATTGCCTTTGAATTGTTGAGTGCGTCGCTCGCATACGACTTCAGTGCCTCACTCGCTTTGTCTCCGGCCTTCCTTACGCCCGGAACTAAAAATGGTCTAGCCGGAATGTTGCGGGCTGGCGACCCGTTTTCATTCAGAAATCCTATCATGGCGTTTGAGGCCTCGTCTTCTTTTCGATCGTTTTTAGATTCGGGGATGCCTATCAATACACTTTTTCGCCCCATCGCCTGAATATTCCTTAGCAGGTTTTTAAGGTCATCCTTCGTGACCGTGACGCTCATAGCTGGTACAGTACCGGCCCAAGTCTTCTGGCAAGCCGAAGATACTGACGACCATAAATGGTCTGGTTCCAATGCCCCGCATTCATCTCTGTTGAGCTTGATGTGTCATAGCTGACGCTCACTGATCCAACAGACTTCGATTGCACCACGCCCAATGACTGACCAGGCGTTCCGCCTGATGCTGAAGTGGCCTTATTGGCCGCTGCGATTGAGATATGATGGGCAACGAACAATGACATACCGTGGTCATACATCTCGTCCCACCTATTAGCGGACAAAGTCATCTCAGCGACCGCAGCCCAGAACATGATCATGGCTGTCGGGTATTGAGCGACATCGTTGAATTCCGGATACATGATTCGGAATGTATCGATATTCATTTATTTCGTTTTGTTTTTATTGTGGGCTCAGCCTCTGGCTCTACATCTGGCTCTTCAATTTTTAAAACTACGGCAGACCCATCAGCAATCAGTGCATCAAAGAACCAGTTGTTTTCTGCGTCTTCATTCGGTACGTGATAAATACCGACACCATACGTTTTCGAACATATAGTTACCGGTTTTAAAAAATTTACCTGCATGGCTTTCTCCTATATGATAGAGGCCAGTCATGCGACTGGCCATCCATAAACGTTTAGATACCGTCTGCGTAGCGAATATTTTCTGGGTATACTACCTCAACCTCACCGAAAGCCCATATGTAAGGCGCGATAAACCGGATTCCTTGGTAGTATGTGTTTTCTCGACGAATTGGAACCATTGGAAATCGTACCCTTGTTTGCTCGTTTGTGTACGCTACCATTCGAGCTGTCGAGTTGATACCAACATCTTTTAGCCACTTGACCGGCCGAATGTCTAGCTTGCGACCGTTGACCCGAAGGCTCACGCTGTTATCTTCGAGGTATGTTAAAATTGATGTGTTGCCAGAAGAAGAGACCTTTGCTTGTGAGATACGGGCAAATTGAGGGCCAGGCAATAATAACTTGTCTGGGCATACAGACCATCCAGAGGCCTCCCATGTATCGTTAAGAAGTTTATTAACGTCGTCCAGTATCTCATCTGGCGTTTTACTAGCCCATAGTGGACTACCAGACGCACCATTATCAACGCCAGACGCAGCAACGACGCTAGAATTTAAAAGACCCTTGGCGTTGACATTCTTGTCTCCGACATAGACCATTTCGTCAATTGACATCTGATAGTCAGTGTTTAGTTCGGCTAGCTTTTGTGTGTCTATTGACTGGCCAAGAATCTGACTCCTTTCAAGCTCAACAGACGTGTAGGAGATGTCGACGGCTAATAGTCGCATGGGATACGATACCATCTCATTGTTGATAGAAATGCTTGCGATCGTTGTGCCGTTTGCCGAAACCCATGGCTTACCAGTTGCCGATTGAGTACCAATCCTTCCGCCACTCGAACGCATAAATGAGGTGGCTTCAGTCGCCATGGTCACGTCTTCTCTTAGCTTTATGTCACGATCCCATGTGACACTTGACAATGGAGCATGCAGCTTTGGATCAAGACTGTTTAGCTGATTAATGTAGAACGAAAGGGTCGAGTCATTTGTACGCATTGTTTGTTCCTTTCTTCTAGGCGATCCGAATCTCTGTGACATTATTGGCGTCTTTTCCGTCGACTGCCCATGTGACACCGGATAGTGCTACGCATTTTCCAGAGTCGGCGGATGTCTCTAGGTCTCCTACTGCCTTCCCGGTGTCTGCCGTAATGCGCATATACACGGATGCTCCACGTACAGGTGTGCCAACAGGACATTTGACGTTGACGTATCCTTTTACAATAATGCCCTGCACAGAAGATACGTTAGGCGTGCCGCCGGCAAATGTCTGCGTTAGGTCGCCTGATATAGACGGAGCAATCCGAGAGATAATTCCGGCAAATACTGTAGCGGCATCGCTAGCGGCGATTTTCTCAAATTTGCCTGATACTAGCTTTACCGGCACACCAAATGCCGTAGGGGCTGCGGACGCATTCAGGAATCCTGACTCTACTACGGTATGCTGCTGCCGAGTAATGTCACCGGCTACACCAGCTGGTAGATTATATAAATATGTGGTCATATTATTACTCCTTTAATTTTTTAGGCCGTACCTGGCCGCATTAATCTCATTTAGTCTTTTAGGGGTCATTGGGCCAGAGTGCAAAGAAGAGAGATTGCTTGCCTGACTAGATGACAGAATATTCCTGCGACTGTCTTTTACCAGTTCTGACGCAGCGACAAAGAGCATATCCTGGTCAGCTGAATCAAATACCTTCCCGACCAACAGGGTGTCAATGATCTGACGGCCCTCATTGGTGGCGTAGCATGCTTCTAGCGCCCTTCTCTTTAGGTCACCCGTTTTTGCAATGCCGGGCGATAAAATTTCAGCACGCGCAATGGTGTCGACATCGTCACAGCTGTCCGTGGTGATTTCAAGCTCAGTTGATGGTTCCTCTTTTTTTGCAATCTTCAATTGTGCTATGAATTCTTCTATTCTGGCCAATCGCTCTTCGAACATAGCCATTGGATCAGCGGCTTGGTCTACTACTACCTTCTCTTCCGAGCTGTCATTAACAGCAAGTCTCGACTCGTATGAGTCCATGCGACTCATTAGGGTTCGCAGTAATGCCGCCTGGTCTTCTGCGTCGACCGAATCTAATACCTGGTCAAGCGTCTTGGCCACGGCCGTCTTTATTCTTTGAATCATTCGGGGCTCCTTTCTTGGTGCGTGGTCGTGAATGGCACAATCTGGCCCACATCTGCCGGAAACGACTAGCGCAACATGGTTTCCGATGATGTCTTCCTGACGGCCTCTTCCGGGTGCGATCTCGACATATGTCGCTTCATACCCGCAAGACACCTCCCGGAGTTCTTTGTTTTTGACACGCGCGATTGCCTGAGCATCCGTAATTAGAAGGTCAGCCACAAGGGCATCAGTCCCGTCTTCTAGCTT